TCCTACAACAATACCAATTGCATCATTGTCAGCATTGTCAGAGTCTCCTGCTCCACTAGGGTCAACTCCAACGACCACTCGAACAAACTCAGGTAAGTCTTCCTCTTGAGTGCGCCAACGATCAAAATACAAGTCAGTAAACAATTGGTTAGGGTTAGCATCTGTAAACTCTCCTTCAAGGAATCGTTTTCTGAGCCTTGCTGACAATCCTTCCAAAGTCTTTAAGTATCCGTCCGACAAGTTATCCACATTGTCTTTAGGATTGATTTGAAAGTATGCGTAATCCTCGGGAGTGTAGAGGTTAGTTCCTGTCTCTGGGTCTCTGCGCTGCACAAATAACTTATAAGTCCAATGGTTCTTATCTGGCGGATTGCAGTCAAAAAACATCCTTGGCTTAAGTGGCTTCATCTCAATCTTTTTATCGACCATGATTTGCTGATTGACTTTCTGAGCCAATCGAGTCATTGCAATCCCCACCGAACCCCAAGCTATTTGACTGGACTCATTCAAGTAGATTGTGCTGAACTCCATACCTAGAATCTTCTCCGTCCTTTCCTTGTCATCCAACCCACCAAACCAAATCTCTGATCCATTGTCCAGCTTCGCAAACCAATGCGTCTTATCTAGCTTGTAGTTGACCGTTGGATAGCAAATCTTCATTACCTTTGGGAATGTATCGTAAACGACCGAGTTAACAACGTGATTGAATCTAAACCTGAGAATTGTGTGTCTTGAACCACCTGCTTTGATCGCCCTGGTAACTATCTGTCTAATAGTGATGAACGTCTTCCCCGACCTTGACCCACCAAATAGCATGACGTAAGTGGGGTCTCCACTCATCAATTTCATGGCCTCAATCTGTTTCTCTGTGTACTTAAGCGTCATTGTCGGTTGCTACTTGCATAAGAAGTGGCCCACCTGCTGCACCTGTAATCTCTTGTTCGGTCTTGTCTCTCCAACCTAAAATGTTCTTTGCGGTGAATATTGAAAACTGTGCGTTAAAGACCCCTGCCGTAGCACCTTCAACTAAAACAGACTCTTGTAACTGCCTTGCAACCTTATATGCGTCGGAAAACTCAGGATGTTTAAGTCTTTCGTTCTCATCTTTTGCGTTAGCCCATTCGTGTAAAGTGTCTCTTGTGACACCTCTACTGGCAGCAAATCGGGTTAGTGTTGGGAATAGATTAGATAATCTTTCAGTTCGCTCTACTCCATTTGGGAGAATGACTGTTTTCTCTGAGTATGCAGGCTGATTAAAATAATCTATGAGTTCTTGGGCATATTGCTCTTTGTAAAGAGTTGGCCTGCCTGTTCGGTTGGGGTGTGATTTAACTGTTTTCTTCATAGTGTCAGATTGTAATACTATTCTGACAAATTGCAAATTTATTGTTGGTTTGCCAGTTGGTTATGTATGTCTTCTAAGTAGTTTGGTGCGTGAACGTCTGTTACGTCTATTGGTTTTTGAGCTAATTGTTTGTGGAGGTTTTCAAGATAATTAGGAGAATGTACGTCATCGTTACTTGTTCCAAGGGCTGCTCCACCCAAACTTAAAGGTACAACTCCTGCCAATAAATCTGGATTACCCATTTGTTTTGGATCAAAAGCAGCAAACTTTGACCTAATCATTGATGGATCTTGCAAAGCAACAATATCACTTTTTTGTGACTCATAAAACTTTTTCATTGCTTTTTGAGATTCGTCAAATTGTTTACCAGTTACATTTGACCATGTTTCATCTGGGACAATTCCATACTTATTAAGCAAATATTCTTTAGCTCTCATTACATGACTATTAGGGCCTAAATCTTTAACATTTTTTATTTCAATGCCTTTTTTACCTAAATCAGCAGCAATCATTCCTAATTCATCTGTGGTTGTTGCTGAATTTAAATCCAATCCTAATTCTTGAGGGCTATATTTAATTTTGCCTGATTTTGCGCCTAATTGATTAGTATATATATCAGACCAATTTTTGCCTCTAGCATTTACATTTAATAAATCATTCTTCTTAACCATAACAGGCAAAATATTCCCACCACCTGAAGATGAAACATAAGTTTCTGCCGTTGTTGGATTTGTTGTAAAAAAAGCACCAGCACCAGCAGTTTTTCCTTTCCCTTTTGTATTAAAAGCCTCAATGTCTTCATTTGTTCCATGATACATAGGTGTTTCATAACCCATTGCTTTTGCTCTCATTTCTGGAGTGTTGTCTTTAGGCAAACCTAAACCACCCTCAGAAACTGGCAATGCAGCATTTTCTTGAGCAATCTTAAATGCTTGTTCTCTAGGATATTCAAATTTGGAACTTAATGCCTTATGTACATCTTCCAAGTAATTAGGTGCATGTGGGTCTTGAGGTATTGGAACTGAGTTTCTTTCCTCTATCTTTACTAGATTTGGGTCAAAAATAACAAAATTCCTAGTTCCTTTTCCTGCTTGTCTACTTGTTTCATCTAAATATTTAATGCCTGGAATACCATGTTTTGCTAAAGCTGCCTCTCCAGATCCAACAGATCCAGTCAAAGATTCCCATGTATTTAAAAAATCTTTAGGTGTTATGTCTTTTCCATAAAGCAAAGATAAATCTCCACCTAAATCATCCATTGCATTAGGAGGTAATAATTCTTTGGTTTTTTTGATTGCTTTTTGAACATCTGGATGTTGTTCGCTTAAAGGCTTATCCCAATCAAGCATTTTTGCTATGTGTTCGTCTGGTAGGTCTACTTTGTAAAGATTTCCTTGTTTTGATTGTTCAATCTTTGCCCCTTTAAGGGATTTAATATTGTCAATTTGTTTTTGTGCATATTCAGGATTTACAAATCCACTTTTTAAAGCATCTTCAGCTTGTTTTAAGGCTTTTTTATATCCATTTGCAGCAATTGACATTCCTTCAGAAAACAATGGATGGCTTGGTGCTAATGGTTCTCCATTTAATGTTGTTTTATAAGTAGATAATGCGTCTCTATATTCTTTTGCAACATTTGGGTTTTCAGCTAAATAAAGACCATGCCCATAAGCCTGCGCCCCTTCACCAGTTCCAATCTTGCTCATGTCAAACTTGTTGAATGTGTGTGGACTACCATGCCAGGTAGTCATTCCACCTATGACAGAATTTGCCATTTCGTCAGCAATGTATTTATCTGCGTTTAAATCTGCTAAAGTGGGTTGCTGACCTCTTAACTTAGCTCGTTCTACTCCAAGGGATTGAGCTAAATTTTCGTTGTATTCTCGTGACCTGTCATTCGCATAGCCAAGCATTTGCATAAGACTGTTTTGTGGATCGCTGAGAACGTCCGCTGCCCTGCGTTTGTAACTGTCAATCGTAGAGTAAAGATCAGCTATTGAGGGCATTTTAGTTTATCGTTTGCGGTTGTTGTTCAATGTCTACGTCAAATCCATGCTGCCTGAGAAGTGTTACCCAGTCGTGTGCAACCTGTAAAGCTAGTCCTTCTCCAAGAATATGAATTGTTACTTCGCTTGTTTCGTCATCTATGTCAATAGTGACGTTTGCCCTGCTCACTTTTTCTTTTTGGCTTTTTTTTCAGCTTCTCGCTTTTCAGCGTAACTGATTGCAACCGCTTGCTTAACTGGACGGCCTTCTTTAATTTCTGTTTTCACGTTCTCTTTAAATGCTTTTTTTGAGGCTGATTTCTTTAACATGATTATCCTTGCGTGTGGAGAATTGCATAATTAATTGTGACTGCCTCTGAATAAGCATTGTTTGTTGAGTTTTTAATCACAACAGTAAACTGCCCATTTGTAATTGCTGCAATAAATACGTTATAAGCTCCAAGTGTTCCACCACTTGCGACACTTGCAATAACTGTATCTTTTGCGCTTACTGCCGAACAACTTACTGTAAATACGGCTTGCGCCCCTGGAGCGAGTTGCGAGTTGGCAGTAATGATTGAACCAGATGGAGTATTACAAGTTACACCATTCGTTTTGACGCTAGACTGAGTGACTTGCGTGTAATTCCCTGCAGCGTACCCTATCTGACCAGTCGCAATGACATTGTTAGCAGAAACAATATCTGCTCCCTGAATGTTTTGATCAGAATAAGCAACACCAATGGCTTTTGAATTACCCATTGTCATTTTTTCATCTTTATGCGAGATAAAGCCTTCATTTGATCGTCAGCGCATCTCTTTGCTGCAGCCAATCTAGTCCTACTTGCCTCAATCTCTCTGGCAGCTTGGAGCGTCCTTAGATCGCTCTCAGCTTGCCATTTCTTCTCTTGAGCCATGTCTCGGCTCGGCATAGATAGAACTTCAACCTTTTTAGCGACCTTGGTTGCCATTATCTGTTACCAGAATTGATATTCTTTTGTGGGAGCATTGGAACTCCGTTTGTTAGATTTGGCTCTTTTACTGGCCCCATTGGAGGACGAATATAAGGCTTTGTGCCATCTCTGCACTCTGTTGCGTAGTTCGCAGCGACTTGTAAATGGCCTGGGTCTTTTAGACCAGTCTTGCCCATTTTGTCTTTTGCTGCGTCTGACTCATATTCCATTTTTTCCATTTTTGCCATTTTTATCTCCTTGGGGTTAACGGTGTCCACCGATCCGATAGACTTCGGATGCAGTTGGGGTAATTGATGCAACTGTGACGTTTGCAAATGTGATTGCAACTGTATTAGCTGCTGAAACTCTTGCGCCTACTATTCCAAGACCTGCTTGTGCCGTTGGTTTGTTAACAAATATTACGTCACCAACTAAAACACCAGGTACAGTAAAAGTTTGCTCTGCGGTTGTTGCTGCGCCAACGGCTGCAGGACTTAATGTAGCCGTTGTGTTGTAAACACTTTTAATCGGCAAAAACGCATCATTGAAGAAATTAAGATACGTCAGATTGGCTTCGTCCGTTGCTACACCTTGATAATTTGGCATGGGAATCCCCTTAAATAAATCGGATTATCACAAAATTTAGGTTGTCAATCAACCGTTTTTAGCATTTTAACCTTTTTTCGATAAATTTGGACAATTTCTTTTAGTTCTTCAATAAGGTATTTTTTAGGCTCAAAGTCGTTTTCAAGTCGCAAAACCCCATCCAATCCAATCT